AAAATAGTAGATACCCCTATGGGAAAAATAGTAAAAGCACTTATCGATGAGGGTGCTTTGCTTGGTGTTTCTTCGCGTGGTATGGGAACACTGAAAAAGGTCAATGAAATCAACGAGGTTCAACCAGACTTTACTCTTTCCGCCATTGATATTGTTTCCGATCCTTCCGCTCCAGATGCATTTGTCAATGGAATTCTTGAGGGCAAAGAATGGGTGTGGAATAACGGCAGAATAACAGAAAAAACAATCAGCGAATATCACCAAACAATAAAGAAAACAAGTGCAAGAGATATGGAAAAGAAGGCACTTAAATTATTTGAAAGTTTCTTGAGACAAATCTAATGGCCAAGGGTTCGCAAGTATTAGATTTACTACATCGGTATCATCACTCAAAATTATTGGGTGAGATGAACGAATATGAAACACAAGCAAAGGCGGAACGAAGATTTCGACCAGAAACAGGCTTGAAACCAACAAGGCCACTTTCGTTTTTAACCGCTCTTCGTGGCGTTATACAAAAAGATATACGAGGTATGTTTAAAAAACAAGGAAGAGAACCACAGCCAATAGGTCAAACTCCATCTACAAGACTTCCTGGTGGTGAACAATTCAGAATGCGTCAAAAACCAGCAACTGTTTCTTCAACCGCTGCTGGTATTGCATCTGGTGCTAATGTTGGAGTTGAAAAAAATAATCTAATTCGTCAAATTTCTGCTCTTTCGTCTAGTTCTAAAAAAACGGACAAATATGGTTATAGATCACCTGACACACAAGCGATTGAAAAGATGATGCGTGGTGCTGGTGAGTCTGGAGTATCGTATCTCAGTGGTGTGATTTCCAGGGCAGGAAGAATTGCCAGAAGGTCACAAGAAAAAGTTCCAACACGACCTGTTCGTGATTATATCAAACGCAAGTCGTGGGAAGATGCCGAAGACACTGAACAAACTGGTTTAATGCCAATATCACCAGCACCAACTGGTTCTACAGTTAAAGTTGTTCGTATGTTTGATCCTAATAAATTATTAGGAAATGATGGGGCAAAAAAACTACCATCAAAAACAAGAAAAGAATTACCCCCAGGTAGTAAATAAATTATAGCGTTACATAGTTAAATGTCAAAAAAACAATAGTATAAATAAAAAAGCAGGAGAAAATATTAATGGACACAAATACTCAAGATACTTATGATGCAGATGGAAAAGGGACTTTTGACGCAAACAAAAAGGGTCCAATGTTCAACAAGCCAGTGGCACAACCTGGCGTTGCACAGCGAAACATGAAGTCACTTACACCAGGTGGTGGAGTATGGGATGGCAATCCAGCAACAGGGCAAAAGAAAAATGCAACAGAAGAAGAAAGTGATGTAAAAGAGGCTGTAACTCTTGACATCACTCCCTTTATCGATGCACTCTTCGAAGGTCAAGAACTTTCGGAAGATTTCAAGGAGAGGACACGAATTATCTTTGAATCCGCCCTCAATGAGAAAGTAACGGTAATTGAAGAAGCAATTCTTCAATCAGCCAAAGAAGTAATCGAAGAACAAGTAGCACAAAATGTTGCTATTATCACCGAAAAGGTTGATGATTACCTCGGCTTGGTTGTTCGTGAATGGCTCAATGAGAACAAGTTGCAAGTCGAGCAAGGTTTCCGTACCGAAATCGCAGAAAACTTTATTGTTGGTCTTAAGCAACTCTTTGAGAATAGTTATGTACAGGTTCCAGAAGAGAAGGCTGACTTGGTTGACGAACTCTTCGCAGAGAACCGCAAACTTGAAGAAAGCATTAACGAACTTATCGCCAAGAATATGGAACTTCAAGAAAACAATCTGGTTAATGAATGTGCCACTGTTTTCGTTGAATTATCTAGTGATCTAACCGATACAGAAGTCGAAAAACTCGCAAGCCTTTCAGAGGGTTTAGAGTTCTCAGATGTCAACACTTACAAGACAAAATTGGGTGTTCTTAAGGAGTCATACTTCAAAGGAAACGCAACATCAAACTCTAACAACGCTCAGATGATCTCTGAAGATGTCTCGGGACAATTCTCAGCACCAAATACGGCAAATGTAGATGCCAATATTAAGATGTATATTGATACTATTAGTAGGCATCTTAAAAACACAAATTCTAAGTTCTAAGTTCAGGAAAAAATAAATACAAATTAGGAGAGATTAAAAATGGATTTCAACGGAATAACACCTTACGATCAATTAATGGAAAGATGGCAACCACCTATCGACATGGAAGGACTTCCAACGATAAATGATGTCTATCGACGCAGAAACACAGCAGTTCTTTTAGAGAACCAGTTAAAGGCAAATCGCGAATCTGGTCAAGAAATGCTTAACGAAGGTCCACACACAAACTTTGGTGGTGGTGGTTTCAGCGTAAATCAGGCGGCTGCGCCAAGCGGAAACCTTGCTGGTTACGATCCAATTCTTATCAGCCTCGTTAGACGCGCAATGCCTAATGTTGTTGCATACGACATTGCAAGCGTACAGCCAATGTCTGCTCCAACTGGTCTGATCTTTGCATTCCGTAGCCGTTATAGTAGCCAAACTGGTCTTGAAGCAATGTATGATGAACCAATTGCATCGTTTGCTGGTGCTTCAGGTTCTACTGGTGTAAACAACCTCACCGAAGGTTCAACTTACATCAACCCATTCGGGCTTGGTGCATCGTCTGGTAACTGGGGTGCTTCACCAACCCGTAAGGATCTCTTCAGCCGATTCCGTGGTATTCTCACGAACAATGCTGAAAGACTCGGTATGGGTGGCGCAGGAGACGGGAATTTCCAAGAAATGGCATTCAGCATTGAGCGTGTTGCAGTTCAGGCTCGTACACGCGCACTCAAGGCAGAATACACAACTGAACTTGCACAGGATCTCAAGGCTGTTCACGGTCTTGAAGCAGAAGCAGAACTGGCAAATATTCTCTCGGTTGAAATTCTCAACGAAATCAACCGCGAAATTCTTCGCGCTGCTTACACCATTGCTAAGTCTGGTTCTCAGCAATCGGATCTCAGGTACACAGGCTCCTACGACATGCTTCAAGACTCTGACGGTCGTTGGTCAGCAGAACGCTATCGCGGCCTGATGTTCCAGATCGAACGCGAAGCAAATGTCATTGCGAAGGAAACTCGTAGAGGGAAGGGTAACTTCCTCCTCGCATCGGCAGATGTTGTTTCTGCTCTTGCAATGGGTGGATTCCTCAATCTCACACCAGCAGTACAGAACAATCTCTCAGTAGACGATACTGGTAATGTTTTTGCTGGTGTTCTCAACGGACGCTACAAGGTTTACATCGATCCATTCGTTCCCGCTGGTGTTGACTTCTTCATGGTTGGCTATAAGGGACAATCGCCATATGACGCTGGTATGTACTACTGCCCATATGTACCTCTCCAGATGATGAGAGCGGTTGGTCAAGACTCCTTCCAGCCAAAGATCGGCTTCAAGACTCGTTATGGTCTTGTCGCAAATCCATTCGCCAAGGGTCGCGATCAGGGTCCAGTTGGCCTCGACGCATCCAACGATGGTCTGACTTCAGACAGCAATGTTTACTACCGTCTCACTCGCGTAGTAAATCTCCACGGTATTGCGGCTGGCGGAACTGCCTAATAGTTAGAGTAATAGTTTTACGGAGAGAGGCTGGTGAAAACCAGCCTCTTTTCTTTCATAAATAGTATTATGATTAATCCAGCGAACATTCCAGATAGCATAAAAAAATATCTACCTGGAGATTTTCAGACAAATAATTCTTTCGAACAATCGAAAAACAATTATTTGTTACCAAACCGATTTGTAATGTTTATTCATCGGTGTCCTGCCGTATCATTCTATCTGCAAAGAGTCAATCTTCCTACAATAAGTCTGGGTATTAGCACACAGGCAAATCCGACAGGTATCGATATTCGCAGACCTGGAAATAGATTCATCATCGAAGATCTTCAGGTAAGTTTCCCCGTAGATGAAAACATGAAGAATTATCTGGAAATATTCAACTGGATGAAATCTTTGGCCCCTTGGTCAGACAATGTCCAGCGAACAGAATTGAATCAAATGACTTCAGATGTTTCATTGTTTGTTCTGAACAGTTCATACAACCACATCCTAACATATAAATACTACAATGTATATCCATCATTCTTATCTGGTTTGGACTTTGATGTCACCTTACCAGATTTAGATCCGATGATTGCATCAGCCGTATTTACTTTTGATTATTTTGATGTTACTGAGAACTTTACACTATGACTATAGATGAAATTAGAAAACTAGTAGAAGAAGATGTTAAAATTGACAACACAAGTTTAGACTTCGAATCCAGCATAATACCACAACAACATAACAAATATCTTTGTATGTTGACAGATGAAAAGATAAACTTAGCCAGATATGAAGCCGAATTAAACATTCTTCGCAAGAATAAATGGTTATATTATTCGGGTAAACTTAGTGACGAAGAACTTGAAGCACTTGAATGGGAACCATTTGAGTTGAATATAATGAAAACCGATGTGGAGAGATTCCTGGTTTCGGATAAAGATCTTATCAATTTATCTTTAAGAGTAGCCACACAGTTTGAAAAGGTCAATTACCTGGAAAGTGTTGTGAAACTAATAGCGAATAAAATATGGTCAATTCGTGCGTCCATAGACTGGATTAAATTCACTCAAGGTGGCGGATGATACAAATAGAAAAAATAGACGATGTATACATCAAGGTACACTCAGACGAGTCTACTGCGAAGGAGTTGTCTAATTTTTTCACATTTAAAGTACCGAACCATGAGTTCGTTCCAGCCTTCCGAAAGAAGAGATGGGATGGCAAGATACGGCTATTCAACTACGCCTCACGGACGATCTACGCTGGGTTGCTCGACCATGTAGAGGTCTTCATGAAGGATCGTGGCTACGAATACGAGAAAACCAACTTCAACTTAGTTCCTTTTTCCGCCGAATACATTGATGAATGGTTATCGGACCAAACAATATACTCTGATGGAAAAGAAATAACACCACATGATTATCAGTTAAATGCTGTAAAGACTGCAATTCTAGAAAATAGGATCTTATTGTTATCACCCACGGGTTCTGGTAAATCATTGATCATCTATTTAATTTTGAAGTTTCTTCTTGAACACACTGAAACTGGTAAATTTTTGATTGTGGTTCCGACCACAGGACTTGTAAATCAGTTGTCTAATGAGTTCATAGAATATTCAAACAGAGATTTAGCGTGGTCTAGGGGAATTCATTGTATTTACTCTGGACAAGAAAAAGAAACAAAAAAGAGAATAGTTGTTTCCACATGGCAGAGTATATTTCGACAGAAGCCTGAGTTTTTCAAAGATTTCAGAGGAATATTTGGTGACGAAGCACATCTCTATAAAGCAAAATCTCTTTTGAGTTTGATGCAGAAGATGAGAGATTGTCCTTTTAGAATAGGAACTACTGGAACACTAGATGGTGTAAACTGTCATAAACTGATGATCGAAGGTATGTTTGGGAAGTGTCGCAAAGTCACTACCACAAAGAAACTGATCGATAATAAAGTTTTATCTAATCTGGATATAAAATGTCTGTTATTCTCATATAGCGATGAAGAAAAAGCACAAATTAAAAAAGCACCATATGCTCAAGAAATAGAATGGATAGTAAAGAATCCAAAACGAAATAAATTCATATGCGAT